ATAGGTAGAAATGGTTGGGATCGCGCAGTCGCTGGCGATTATGCCAAGTTCGACGGGCGCATGAGTCCCCAATTTATGCTTGCAGCGTTTAAGATTTTATTAAGTCTTGCGGAGAGAAGTGGAAACTATGACGTAGACGATCTCATTATTATGAGAGGGATTGCCACTGAAATATCGTATCCCACTTATGATTATTTTGGGACTATTCTTCAATTTATGGGTTCCAACCCTTCTGGACACCCTATGACAGTTGTTGTTAACAGCATGGTCAATTCTTTGTATATGCGTTACGTCTATTACGCCATAGCACGGGATAAGAGGTGGTGGCGCGTTCCTCCTTTTAAGGAGGCGTGCTCACTAATGACCTATGGAGATGACAATATTTTTACAGTCGCTAAATCGTTTGATGCTTTTAATCATACTGCGATTGCAGAAAAATTTTCGGAGGTCGGCATTACCTATACAATGGCCGATAAAGAAGCTGAATCAGTGCCCTTCATCACTTTAGATGAAGCTTCCTTTCTTAAGCACTTTGCTAGATTTGATGAAGAATTCCAATTATACAGGTCGCCTGTGGAGGAAGATTCTATTGCCAAAATGTTGCACACTCATCTCAAGTCCGAGACTCTCAACATGAAGCAGTCTAGCGCTGAAGCTATTCAAAATGTAGCACTCAAATATTTTGAGTGCGGCAAAGATATATACGACATGCGCGTCAATCAACTCGAAGAAGTTGCACGTAAGACCGGGATTCTGGGCTACGTGGGACCAATTATGACTTATGACGAGCGTGTCGCATGGTATCGCAAGAAGTTCCAACTTTAGTTGGACTTCTTTTGGCCCTTCGCTGGGCCCTTGTACCGGCGGCCACCGCAACTATGCGTTGGATAAGCTAAAAATAGTTGCATGTATTTGATTAACGCATGGTGCTTGTAGGTTCTGCATTACCTATACACCATGGACAGCTATACATGTAGTCTTGTATATTGTTATTTAGCAATGGGGTGACGCCCAACAAAATAGCACTTTTATGTTGTCGATTGATGTACCGCACATAATAATTCATAAAATACATTACTAATTTACAAACAATTATAGAGGGTGAGGACCTCTCAGAAAACCTCAACCCTGGTTCTGTTACGCAGAACCATAGCAATGTCGAAGTTTATACCGAATCAGAGATTGTTATGCGCCTTCTTGAGCGCAATAGAGACTTAAGATTAAAACTGACGAAGAAGTACCGGCATGTGTATCAGTTGATGCGCCGAGTATCTCAACTTGAAAGCATGATTTATACGTCTCAATCGGGTCAAGTTTCAGATGATCAACCCCCACCAGGAGTTCAGGAGTCTGAGATGGCCCCCATGTCTAAGGAACAGATCACTTCCTTCGCAGATCAAGATGCAGGTTGGGTGACAGAGAAAGTTGGATATTATGACCCTACTATGGATCTTGCCAACAATTCTGATAGTGATTTGGGAAATTTTCTCAAGCGACCTATTCGTCAATCAGCCCAGACATGGATAGTGGGGCAATCACTTTTTTATAAGTTTAACCCTTGGACTGCCTTTTGTGAGAATCCATATGTTCGCGATAAAATCAAAAATTTTCAACTTTTGAGGATGAAGTTACACGTGAAGATGGTCATATCTGGTACCAAATTTCATTATGGTCGTGCATTAGTGGCTTACAATCCTTATACTCTAGATGATCAGGTTACTATTGATAGAGACCATTTCGATCAAGATTTGATTGCTGCTTCGCAGAAACCTCACATCTTTTTGAATCCTACAAAGAATACTGGGGGTGAATTGTCTTTACCATTTTTCTATCCAAAAAATTATTTTAGTATCCCTGAAGCTGATTGGAGAGAGATGGGAGAAATCACTATGACTTCTTTTGGTAATTTGCTTCATGCGAATGGAGGCAACGATCCCGTAACCGTTACTACTTACATTTGGGCTGAAGATGTTGTGCTTACGGTTCCCACTTCCTACGATCCTCCTCTTGTTTCACAGAGTGGTCGTAGCAATGTTATCAATTCGGGAGATGAGTACGGTAGTGGTATCGTATCCAAGCCTGCTGCCGCTATTGCTAAGTCAGCTGGAGCTTTATCTCGTTTACCTATTATTGGACCTTATATGACAGCTACACAAATTGGAGCCAGTGCAGTAGGTCGTATAGCACAATTGTTCGGGTATTCAAGGCCAAACATCATTACTGACACGTTAATAACTAAACCGCAGCCTGCTGGGAATCTCTGTAATGTCGATGCGGCGGATGCTGCTGTAAAGCTCACGCTTGATAGCAAAGCCGAGTTGACAGTTGATTCTAGAACTGTTGGTTTAGACGGTTCTGATGAGATGGGGATTCTTGATTATTGTAAGCGAGAGTCTTTCTTGACTTCATTTGCGTGGAATCCTAATACTAGCGCAGATACCATGTTGTGGAATTCTCGTGTTACTCCACAACTTTATGATACTTTGCTTGATGAAGAAATTCACATGACGCCTTTATCGCATATGGCGACAGCTTTTGATAGGTGGCAAGGATCCATCAAATTTAGATTCCAAGTAGTGAAAAGTGATTTTCACAAAGGGCGACTTTTGGCTAGGTGGGATCCTAGCTCTCTGACTTCAGAAATTAGTTACAATACCAATTATTCTAGGGTGATTGATATTGCTGAGACAGATGATTTTGAAATTGTGGTTGGCTGGGGTCAAGCATACCCTTGGGTGAAAACCGGGGAACCCTTGCCATATGCGACAAATTTCTCCGATGCGGTTCGTCTTGAAAATGACACTGATATTCAAAATGGAATCTTGGATATTACGGTCTTAAATGATCTGACAAGTCCTGGTATTGACGCTCCTATTAGGATTAATGTGTTTGTTTCAGCTTGTGATGATTTCAAGTTAGCATCCCCAACCAATGAGAAAATGGCTGGTTTGCATTTGTTTAAGGAACCACCTGGTGATCCGTTTGCAGGAACAAAGCCGGCGTTACGCCCGGAGCCGCAACTTGAGGTTTTGACCTCACAAAGTAGTGTTCCTAATGTGGAAACTGGAGATACAACTATGTCTGATAAGCCAACTGGTCCCTCTGAAATTATGCCAATAGCTAAAAAAGCGATTCAGGAGGATTCCACATATTTAGTTTATTATGGCGACCCACCAAGTTCTATCAGAGAATTGTGTAAAAGATATGTTTTTACGCGTTGGTGGACTCCAGCCGATTCGCCCGAGAACAATTCTGTTCAAATTGCTGAGTTGATAAACAAGGATTTACCTTATCACACTGGTTATGATAAAAATGGAGTAGATATTGCTTCAGATGGTACCACACAGCTGACTGTGGGACCAACTGCTTTCCATTCGTGGTTCTTACCAGCGTATGCTGGATATCGCGGTGGTGTGCGTAAGAAGTATTATTTTGCCACCAGGAGGGCGAAATGGGCCCCAGTTGTAACTAGAGGAAATAAAGATGAGAATAATAATGGGTATTACACCAAAAGTAGTCTAACATATTCAACGCCTCGAGGTGTGATTACGAAGTTTTTGTCTTCGAGGTGGGCCAAAGCTTCTGCAAGAGGTGCTGTGGCTACTAATCTGGGTGTAAATGATACCATTGAAGTTGAACTTCCGTTTTATAAGCCTGAGCGTTTTGCAGCAGCGAGGGACATATCAGCCCAAACCATGCAATGTAACTCTCATTCGGTATATATAGCTGACTTTAACGATGGGTCAAATAAAATTAGCCAACACATTCAACAATATGATGCAGTGGCAGAAGATTTTTCGTTGTTCTTTTTCACAGGCGTCCCTATTTATTATAGTTACCAATTGGATGAGACTTCATAAATTTTATTTGTTTGTTAACTTTATATAATTCATATATATTTCACACGATTCTGCGTAAGAATCCAATCGTGTGATCTCAATTTTAGGATTCGAAAAAACTGTTCGCAACCATGGAAACATGGGTGATCAGTTAATCTTGGGAGTGACCCCCAAGTGCGGTGCTAGCGCACCGTGAGAATATTCTCGCTCTTTCATAAGGAGCAGTCTGGTATTTTACCTCGAGAGTATTCTCGAGGCCTTTTAGCCAGGTTACACCTTTAAGAGTCAGACGTTCTCGCCTGTATATATAGTCACTTTTAGGTTTTACCTCTTTGTTCTTTTGAGAGGGTTTTAACTACCTATTTTTGCAGATATATACATAGTTGCTCATCGAAAC